GCCCCAGCTATATTGACCAGGGTAATTGTGTATCCGGCATAGGCCCCGCCCGCCACTGCCAGAAGTGTCACTACTACGGCATCGGTATCGACGTAAATAATTTTGCCGTTATCTGCCGCCGCCGTTGTCTGATTTGCCGACCAGACTTCCCTTGCCGTATTAGGCCCAAATTCATCGCATTCGCCCGGCCGAAATTCCACTTCCATTTGAGTGGCAGATACGTATCTTGTGACCACGCCGACGTAGCTGTTCGCTGTCGTTGTAATAGCGGGCATCATTGACAGTGTTGCATCGTCCGAGGCATATACCGGCTGGCCGACATCGGTAATCAGAGCGACTAAGTCAACTATAAGACGGTATCTTGTCCCGCCGATAAGCTGTATATTCTTATCGCCCGCCGAGCCGTCCGTGTTGTCGCACTTGCACTTGGCATGACCGACGAACCTGTCGCCTGCGACAAGCGGCCTGCCGTAACCTGCGCCGTTATCGCCCACGAGCGAACCTTCATAAACGATGTCGTTTGCGATAATGGGTATTGAATTCAAATTTCCAAGTCCGAAGGTCATCGGACTATCCTGTGCTGATGTTGTCATTTTTTATTCCTTTCAAAAATTAGCGTATAGCATATAGCGTACAGCGTTCAGTAATTTAGTTTTTTTCCGAACCAATAATCAATAGTCAATAATCAATTCTTCCTACACAGTTTCCCATGTCCCGCGTTTTGCAACGATATTCCATCCGCCCCCCGCCTCGCCGTCACCAACAACCTTGATAAAATCGCCTCGTTTTGCCGTCGCTGCGGTATTCTTATAGCCGACTCCATCGGCCAGTGCCGCAAGTCCGCATCCGCCCGTGTACAAATCGGCGCCGTCCGGTGTTACCGTGATAAGTGTGACTGCCGATGCCCCTGCATTGACAATGGTAACCTCAAAACCCTGAACGGTTGCCAAAAGGGTGATTACAACAGCAGTTGTATCGACGTAGATAATCCTGCCGTTATCTGCCGCGGTTATGGTATAGTTTGTCGATTTAACCACACGTGCCATATTCGAGCCGAACTCATCGCATTCGCCGGGTCTGAATTCCACTTCCATCTGTGTGGCCGATACGTATCTGGTAATGACGCCAACAAAACTGTTTGCCGTTGTGGTGATTGCCGCCGCAAGTGATAATGTTGCATCATCCGAGGCATATACCGGCTGGCCGACATCGGTAATAAGAGCGACTAAATCAACTATAAGGCGGTATCTTTTCCCGCTTATAAGTTCGATATTCTTATCGCCCGCCGAGCCGCCTGCGTTATCGCATTTGCATTTGGCATGACCTACAAATTTATCGCCTGCGACAAGCGGCCTGCCGTAACCGGCGCCGTTATCGCCTACCATCGAACCTTCATAGACGATGTCGCTTGCTATGATGGGGATGGAATTTAAATTTCCTAATCCGAAAGTCAAGGGACTATCGGCTGCTGAAGTTGTCATTTTTATTTCCTTTCACTTTTTTTAGACAGGATAGCTGGATTTTTTTCATTCCGTTTTATCCTGTAATCCTGTCAATAATTTTTTAATCATTTCTTTTGCTGCCGGTGCATAATTCAAATCACCATTGCATCTTTGAAAATAGTTTTGCAGAGTTGCCAGTGCCGCCGGGTCATCCAATCGCAGGACAAACGGTCTGATTGTTAAATCCCTTTTCAAATCGGTCGTAACCTTTGCATAAAACCGCAGCACGCCATCGATATAGGGATTATCCGCCTCAAAGATGAATGAGTCGTTCGTATCTCGTATCTCGTTGTTCGTCGCCGGTAATTCAACTATAGTTTTTTGTTTTTTTGCCATTTCTTTAAAAATAATCAATAATCAATTTACTTCTGCGGTGGCACTTCATAAATCCGCACTAATCCCTTGGATTCGGCCATCTTAAATGCGACATAAGTCTCAGCTGAGGAGAATTCCTTCTGCAACTCATTTGAGTTGGCATATTCCTTCTTCCAGCCTTCTTCGTTTGTTGCCGCTGTTGAGGGCTTTTTGTCCTGGTTATCGACAAATTCCTGTGTGGCCGGGTCAATCTTTACTTCTGGTTTTTTCACCGGTTCCTGCGGCTTTGCCTGCGACAGTTTCAATATGAAGGCATCCTTTGCCTCCTCGATGGTCTTTCCCGCTGCGAACTGCTCGATGACAAAGGCAGGGTCGGCCTTGAATCTCTCACAGAATGCGGCAAAAGATGCCTTTGCCTCAGCAATACCCTCGGCCTTGCCTTCCGCCTTAGCTGCATCAGTAATTGACTTATGCAGGTCCGCATATTGAGCAGCAAAGGTCTCTGCGGTCAGGATTACTTTTTCAATTTTATTGTCGCTCATGGTTATTTCACCTTTCTGAATATTAAATGATATTTCATTATTTTTTTTATCAGCAAACGCTGCTGAATTCGTATTTGAATCCGCGCCGAATACGCAGATGCTCACTTCTTTGATTTTTGCCTTGCGAAAAACCGCCCCCGGCCCGTTTAAGGTCTGTCCATTTACCTGTACGCTGGCTCCTTCCATTACGTATTCGACTACCGAAGGCGGCACATAAAGACTTGCCTCCATAGGAAAGCCGCTCAGCATATCGTTTTTGATTTCCTGTGCATTCGGATTGCCGAGGAATTTGCCTTCGATGTAAACCTTGTCGGTAATCTCCTGCTTTTCGGCAAAACCCAGCCGTTTAGCCGTGAAATGTTCATCGAGCACCGGCGTTTTTGTCTTTGCAAAAGATAAACCGCTAAGGTCGAATGCAAGATTGCCCCAGAACCAGTGATTAGGAATAATCTGACCTGAATATCCGATTATTCTGAAATTTTCGCTCTTGCCTGCCTTTGCATCCTCGACAAATGAGACCGGCTCCGCCTCTGCAGAATGCAGGAAAATACATGCCAGTAAGGGTGCAAGATTTTTGTCTTTCCTTGTTTCCATTTTTTAATCCTCAATTTTACTCTGTGCCCTCTGTGGCTAATTCTTCTTCTGTTTCATTATTAAGTGGTAATTTTTCTTTTTCCTTAGCTGCTATATAAGCCCTTTCCTCGATGCCCTGGTCAACATCCTCCTTCCAGTCCTTGCCCTGTCCGCCGCATATCTCGCGGAGCGTGGTGGTCCTGTTTTTAAGATTAAGTTCCGCCGCCTGTGCCTCTCGTGTCGGGTCAACATACGGCCAGCGATGGCATACTATTTCATGTTTGTCAAATTCGTCACTGGCAGCCAGTCGCCCATCCTCTATGAACTGGCCGATTTTCCATTTCCAAACGCGTGATACAAACGGCTTAACGACCAGATTCTGTTCGACCAGCCAGTTTTCCTGCGCCTTTTGATATGCAATCCTGGCATTCATAAACGTAGCACCCGCAAAATCAAGGGTAATCAGCATCAGCGGCATACACAACGGCCTGCCAATCATGGATAGAAGCCGCAGCACGAACGGGTCAAAGAGCGTCCCCGGCCTTGTCTGGCCGATTGCCTTGATGTCTTCTCCCTGTTCACCGTACATAATCATGCCCGGTTCGAGTTTTTCCTGTCTCTCAACTCGGCCCTGCTCGTTTGTGCTTGTCTCTCCGATTTGATTCCATTCCGCCGAGGGTTCATTTCTGGTAACAAACGCCGAAAAGCAGGCATTGACCGCTGCCGCCACGAGCTCGGCGTCAATATATTTCGAGAGTTTGTCGATTGCATCGATGGAACTTGTCAGTACGGGCTCACCTCGTGAATAACTGAATCTGTCGGGATTGAAGATGTGATGGACAATATCGGCTGTGTATTTATTCACGCTGTTTGGCTCGATATATCCCCAAAGTGCCGGCTGGCCGATATAATAGCCCACAATCTGACCTTTTATTTTATTATAAACGACCCCGTTTATGACCTTGATATACTTAAATTCCTCCTGATTAAGTCCGGTGGGATTACCTATCTGCTCACCCTCAACTGCCTGCAGCTTATCGTTTACAAAAATTACCGCCATATCGCCATCTCGCCGGTACGAAAGATATGCCAGACGAAGGAACTGATTGAATGTAAAGCGGCCTGTAACCTCGCAGGAAAGCGCCCATTCATTGAATAAGTCCTCTGCCTGTTGATTCCAGTCCTTATCCTGTGTCTTTGCCTCGATACGAACCCCTGAGCCGATAACCGAATCGCGGTCTGTCCGCAGAATACCCTTGACAAGCGGGTTATTTCGTTCGAGGTCGCGGCAGATTTCCCGCAGTTTCCAAAGTGCTATATCGGTCAGGTGGGTATCGCCTGTGCCGCCGATGTTGGAGCGAAGTTTTCTAAGCCGTGTGCCGTCTATTGCATCGTAGGCGAAGCGGTACTGTTTTCTTTTAAATGCCCTTTCAGGGGAAAACAGCCCTATCAGCGAATCCGCAGATTCGCTTGCCTTTCTCAAAAATCCTTTTTTACCGTTTCGTTCCATATTTTTTTGCCACAGAGGGCACAGAGACCACAGAGATAAAAAAGTCTTAATTCAATAATCATTAATCAATAATCAATAATCAATTTATAATTGTGCCAGTGTTCTCAAGGGACCTGCACTGCCGCCATTAACTCCGGCTGCAATGTTTTTCCGAATCCTCTCTTCTCTATCGTAGAGGGTTTTCAGGTCCGCCCTGGTATATACTCTGCCGTTGACGGTGATACTCTGAGCGCCGGATTCAATCGCTGCGATTGCCGTCTGGACACTATCCAACTGCTGAGCCAGTGTATAAGACATCGGGCACTTTCTTTACTTGCCGCATGGCCTGGGTTTTCTTTTGGTTATCTTCATGCCCGTATTTTTACCACAGACTTGAAAACTTAAAAGAAATGGTTTGCTAATAATTAGCAACGACTTGAAAATTTATTTTTCGATGGATTTGAAGTTCTTTTTGCAGTCGAGGCACTTGTGATACCTGATTGGCAGATGTTCGCTGTTATAAACGGGCACTCGTTTTGATTTGCAGAACGGGCATTTTGTCGTAACATATTCGACCGTAACATTTTCCGGCTCAGGGACAAAAACCACCCTTGGCCGGGCCTTCGGCTTATTATCTATTCCGGGATAGTCGTCTAAGAAACCCATTATTTCGTCGCTCGTCGCTCGTATCTCGTATTGCGTTTAGCGTTCAGTAATTTAGTTTTTATTCCAATTAATAATCAATAATCAATTTTATAATGATGGTAGATTATCTAAAAATCCTCCGCGTTTTTCTGTCTTAACCGCCAACGGCACAATCTCCCGCCTTCTTGCCGCCGGCACAAATGCTGTTTCATTTTGCGGCCTTAGATAATGGACGCCCTTCATATAACCGGCAGCCGCCGCACCAACCGCCGTATCCAATGAATGCGTAGGAGCACCGGGTGTAATCGGCTTCCAAATCCATGTTATCCGCCCGAACCTGTCCTTATTGCGGACCTTATGCTCATTGGTAAATTCCTTTAGATAATATTCCGGCATCTCTGCATAAAACTGAGTTCCGCCCTCACCGGGCAGATTTTCTGCCCAGCCTGTAACCTTATCCTTAAAAAACGATGTATCTATAATCAATAACTGCATGCCTCGATACCTGGTTGTCGATTTAACTCGGTGTGATGCCGCCTTATCGAGGTCGCTGATGACTATCGGCGCCCGCTGAGGATTGCTTGCGCCTTTGGTAGGTATAGTAACAGAGGGTCTTTTGCGGCAGTATTGATAGACCTC